CTAGTTTGGACGTTGAATTTTCAAGGGGTTTCTGGAAGACGATCTCATTGTCTTCCAAAGGAATACCCAGTTCCCCCTTAGCTTTCGCCTTGGTTTTTCTGGTCCTTCTTTTTGTTAAAATAACAAAGGGAAAAACTATATCGAGTTTTTCATTCGAGCTAGTTTGGACGTTGAATTTTCAAGTATCGAGATGAGTGACCTCCAACTATTTTAGATAAAATCTTCATAATTGGAGCAGATTCAACATTAATAGAATTAAACTCTTGAGGAGTTAATTCATAATTAAATATGAATTTGTTCACTTGATCTTCGATTGCTAGAGCTTTTTCCATATCCAGTTGTCTATAATAGAAGGCCTTATTTGATTCGATTGAGTCAACTAACTCATCAATATCAAAAACACCATCTGAATATAGTAAATCTTCAAATCATCCTTCGATAGCAGATGCTAAAGTAGGATCTTGAGATTTTTCAAATGAATTGTAAAGATTCTTAGCTTCTTTAGAAATTAAATTCATCATGTTTGCCTCTAGAGCCTTTGCTTTTGTATATGCTGTATTAGCAATAACATTAGCAAACTCTACAAGGTAATCATCATAAATTTCTCCTCGATCATCCATTTTTGAATATGGATATTGAAGAGCTAAAGACTCACCGTTAAGCACTTTTCCCACTTCTCTTATTAATTTGATTATGCTCTCTTGAGGGATAGTTATATCCTTTAAGTTATCGAAATCCGATTTCGGATCGATTAGAGCCTCAGTCAACCATCGGTGCGAAATTAAATTCATTGAATTTAAAATCCCAAGAATGGCTAATAAAGGAGTCTTCGACAATTTCTTATTTTTAAGAATTTGTCAAGAACCAAATTTTGAAAGAAGGATACCAATATGTGACCGTGAAACTAATAAACCTCGCTTTAAGAAAGAAACAACATTCATTGTTCTTTCAGAAAGTTGGTCATTAGATAACAGCTGTTTAATTGATATCGGAGATAAATCTGAATTTCCAAAACAGGTACGTTTCGCAAATTCGAAAACGGGTCGATCATGAGAAGAAATAGATTTTGTTAAATTTATTTCAACTCCTAAAATCTTAGCGATTTCTAAGTATTTGTCAGCTAAAGCTGAATCAAATACTACAAGATCATCTCCTAGGATCTCATAATTTTCTTCTCAACCTGTTCTTCCTAAAATGTTAGAACAGTATTGTAGAATTCAATGATGAGTTAATGCTAATGCGGGTCAACTTGATAAAGCACCCATAGGTTGCCCTACAGAGTACCTTAATGACTCTGGAGCTCCATAATCCTTTTGATTAGTTAAAGAGAAAAAGAAATCTCTATTAACCATCAATTGTTTTCATGAAGTTCCAAATTCATCTGAAAAGATTTTTGATAAAATCTTTACAGTCAAATCAACTGGTAATCTATCTGTCGCTGCTGATAAATCAAAAGAAAAAGCTTTTCCTGATGATAAACTTTTGACCTGAGATCTTTTAACTGAAAGATCTTGATCAAAAGTTCCATCATTAGGAATCTTTTTAAGCAGGTCAAACATAAAATCATGCAAAGGAGATAATAAACTTTGTGTTATTGAATCTACTATTGCAAAAATTCTTAGTTTTCCTGCAGCTTCTTCTTTTAAAGAGAATTGACCAAATTGACCAGATAAAGACTTCTTAGTCTTTAATGAGCCAACTTGATTAAGTCTGTCTCCTAATTCTATCATTTCATTTAACTTAGAATTAAATCACATGGTATTTCAACCAAGCGCTTTAATCGAAGCTAAATAATTTGACACATTAGAAGACATCTCCTTTGAATTTGATATATTTCAAGAATCGGTAATTATACCGTGTCATGAAACATTATTCGAACTTGAAGAAGATCTTAAAAGACGAACTTTTGAAGGAGCCAAATTAGACTTTTTAACTAATTCAGGGAAACCATTTAATCGATCAAAGAAGATCGAAAAAACAGGTCCTTGAATGATATCATTAAATTCGTTAATTGATCCTTTAAAGGGATCAGTTATCGAACTGATTTTCAATTTATAAGAGCATTTTAAAACTCTATACAAAGAAAATAATGATGATCAATAGATAATAATTCTACTATCCATTTCTCTGATTAATTTACGATCATTCGAGCTAATAATAGCTGGAATACCGTTTATTAATCGAGGAAGGGGTAAATTTGGTTCTAAATCACGCAACGACTCAAGATTGTCTTTACCCAAAGATTTCTGTAAAGCCACGTAGCAACATTTTAACCATTTAATGGTAAAATCCGCTCCGTGATTTTTCTTCATCTTTAGGACGAAAGTCATAAAGTCTCGAGTAATCAATGCCCTATTAGCAAGACCCCGAATCTTTCCAAAAGATAAATATTGTATTTGTCTTAAAGGAATAGATAACGAGTTAGAAATACTATCTCTAATGGAAAACATCTTTTTAGTTTTAACAATTGAAGATTTTAACAAAGAATTTAAATTTTTATAAGTTCTTGTTATTTTCATGATTGTTTAAAATTATTAAGATTGCGCAGTTCCTGTGATAACAGGGACGCCAGTTTTAGCTCCAGTCTACCTACTTCTCTATCAGTTTACTCCTATAAGGAGAGAGCTAAGAGAAGACTAGGGAGACTATGATGGGTTCTCCTTCATGGTACATTGCTCTCAAAGAATTGAGATCGATTACAAGAAGAATCAGGGAATTCACATCTTATCCAATTACGGTAGTTATATTCTGATCTGATCCTTATGCAAAAGCTTATATTGAGCTTTGTACGGGATATACGAGATATAGTACGCATAGTCACATACTTGTTTTCACCTTCTTTCAAAGAATTAACTTACTCCTTAAATTCACAATTATGTGAGGGTTAGGATCGGTAAGGCCTTTAAAAGAGGCAAAAACCCC